ATCCTCCGGGCCTTTAATCTCAAAAGCCTCATAGGCTTCTTCGGCGGCTTTGATTTGTGTAGCACGTGCTTTTTTTTCAATTTCAAGCTGTGCTGCGGTTTTCTTTTCCATAAATATTTTTTTAATTAGTTAATTGATTATTAAACCATCCGTTCCATGTTTGCGGCTCAGTGCGGTCATGCGGCTGAGTGCCTTTTATGTCAATGATGTATTGTGATAACTGCCGTGAATGCAGCAATAACATTTCGATTGTTTCATCTGTGGCATCTGATTTCCGGCAAAAATTCTCTACAGTTTTTTGCCTCTCTGCTAAATACTCTAAGTTTAATTCCCCTTTTACAGAAAGTAACGGGGTGTTTGGATTAACACCGTCAACGGATAAAGAGCTACCCTCCTTCAATTTTATTTCAGAGATAACCCGGTTGATACCTTTTCGACCAGTTGATTTAGTTGCTATATATCCGATTGAATGCTCAGTAATTAATCCGCTTTCAGCCATCTTTAAAAACTCAACACCAAGCGAATGAGTGCCTATTTTACTTTCGTAATACAACCCCCTTGAATCTTCTTTTAATTCAGTTATAACGCCAAGCGGCTTAAACGGGTCGTGGTTGTATAAATGTTTTATTCGTGGGTGAGAACTTTTTGGGCCTTGTTCGGTAATTGATTTTTGAAAAGCACCTTTACGGATAATATCATTTTCACTATCCTTTGTTTCAAATGATGCGAAATACCCGGTTACAATACCTTTTTTGCCATCCACATCTTTAAACTCCAATGTGCCTGAAAAGCTTTTGTATGCAAATATTTCATTCATCGTAGCCAAAATTAGTATAATTAATTAATAACAAACAAATTTTTTATTCCACCACCTTAAAAGCAACGGTACAGCGGCAGTTGATAAATTGATCTAATGGCACCGGTAACCCATTCGGCTGCGTCCTTGCACCGGGTTGCGCCATCATCGTACCGCTAACATTAAACGCATCATCCATAGGTACAACAGCTTCATCAATAAGTACGTGCGAATGACGGGTACGTTTGTCATGTACTGATAACCAGATTTTATTTTTAGCAATACCCGTATCTTTTGCATTGATCACCGCCGCCCCATTAGCCGCCGTAACAACCTCAGTCCTGGCAATACGCCGGGCCCGCATAGCACCCAATTCAGTATCTCTTTCCAGTTCCCGTACAATATCGTTTATGGATGAACCAGATAAAGCCGCATCACTAAGTACCCGTTGAATAACTTCACGGGTATAGGTAGTAATCAACTCAGCTTCATTTAAAAGGTATGTTTCGTAATACTGCCTCATGAGGTCAACTATCCTTTGCAGAAAACCCATCGGCTGCCGGGCTTTGGTCTGAAACTGCTTTGTGCTTACCTGGCTGGCATGTGCCCATAACGGGCCAACAGTTTGGTATAACTCTACCAACACATCATAAATCGGAACGCTGGTTATGTATCCCTTATATGCCTGCTGTATTATTTGTTCATGTAATGCCGCCTTAAATTTACGGGTGTAAATTCTTTCATGCCGTTTCTGAAAACGATCCCACTTGTATAGATATGATTGCTTTTCGGCGGCGGTCATGTAGTAAAGATAAGTATTGTTTATATAAAAAACCTCCAGTGGAAACCGGAGGTAGTGAATTCTTTACCCTTAAATCTAAACAAAAATAGTTTACGAAACCAAGTTACAAAATATTTTTCATAGTACTGAATAAAAACGGGATAATATTCTAAAGCTAAATATGTGCCAAAAGAGAAGCCCCCGTAGAAACAGGGGCCGACCAAGACTAACTGCTTATGAGAAGAACAATTTACACTTTTATTTCAATATTTATTCCATTCCCCCCAATCATTTCCGCAATCTTCTGTTTTACCTCTTGTACCAGTTCGCTGTGAGCCCGTTGCTTTGTTGAACAGGTGGGGCGGGGTAGGTATTGCAGTATCATAAACTCGATACGGGAACATAGCTTTATTGAAAGTTCATCGGCGGTCATTCTATCGGCGGTAAAGGTTCAAACTGATCGAGCGGCTGGTACCCGGTTTTAACAAGTGGCAAATCCATTGTAGGATCATCAACACGGTCATAACCCATAGCTTCCAATACATCATTCGGTATCATTACCGGGGCGGCAGCAAGTGATTTAATAAGATCAAGTTGATTCTGCTGCAAATCCTTAACACTACCCAAATCAAATTTTACCTGCTTAAACCCTACACCAAAATCAGTAACAAGTTCCTGGTTAAAAGCATCCTCAACTAATTGTATTTTTGGTATTATCGCATCTGTCCAGTTCATTTGCCTTACCTCTTTCACATTACTTTCTGTGGAAGCGGAATCGGAACCAAAAAGAATATCAAAAGTGCTGAAAGCATTGCATATCTTTTTGAAATCAATTTTTTCAAGTTCAATCGAATCCATATCAACCAGGCTGCTGCCGATTTGGAAATAACCCATTTCACCGGCCTGAATAAATGGAGCTCCTTTATTAGCTGAATTGGTAGAGAACCTGCCAAAGTTTTCCTTCATCTGATCAATAGCTGTTTTACCAACTGCTGTATTCGGTATATCCTTCGCATACATTACACCCGGGACACCGCCGTTCTGCATCTGAGCAACGCTGTTATTCATGTTGCTTTCCATCCGCACAAGTCTTTTGGTTAAAGCATCAACAGAAGAATAGCCACGCCAGCCCTCCCGGTAATCATCGGACGGGTTAAAGTTTTTAATAAACATTACCTCATCCCTTTCCAATAAAGTATCAATACCTCTGTTAGGATCCCTGAACCAATATTGCTGAACTTCCTCAGGCCACGTATCTGTAAGTACCAACGTTATGAAGGACGGGTTTATAAAAGCAATTTTTTCAACAGTACCATTTACCCCTAAAGTTTTTTGTTTGTAAATAACAACTTCCCCACGGAGATACAACCAGGTAAACATTTCAATCCGTTGCGTAAATGTTAGTGTACGTAAAAAAACAGTTAGCTTATCAGTTTCGGGCAGATCTTCCATATTCTGATCGTACCCATAAATAGGAACGGATGCAGCTTTTGCAGATAGTTTATTTACAACAGAAAAAATATCATCCAGGGTTTTGTATGCTTTGATAACTTTCCAACTATGCCAGGAGGGGTAAATCTGATTGAATGTTTGGATAGTTATACCCGTTGCTATCCCTTGTATGGCCTTTAATCCAAGCATAGACTGCAGGCCTGATTGAATACTTTTAATAAGTTGCACCGGCGTATTGTATTAAAGGTTGACTAAATTTGGTGAAAGAACCGTAACGTCCGGCATCCATCCCGTCATCTTTAAACTTGACGGGCTTCTCGGTTACTATGCCGTTTTTATCTACCATCCACTTGTATGATTTAATTTCTTTCAACAAATTTATACTATTTTTGGTAATATAAAGTTTTTTCCCTTTTACAAACTGAATGCCATCCCAAACACTTTTATTCGCTTCCTGCACCCACAACCCTGCCCTGTTGAGTTCCTCAATAGTATCCGGCCTGGCACTATCAGCAAATATTTCGCAGGTACCATCCAACCCAAGTGTCTTTATCGCATAAGCTAAATCATCCGTTGTCATCTTCGATTCATACAGCATTTCATCCCAATAAAGTACATCATCTTTAAGGCCAATCCTGATCAATACATTGGGATGGTTAAATCCAAAATCCAAACCGTAACAAACTTGGTCGCATTCGGGGAAGTGATCAATTTCTTTCCAGTGGGTGTATATCGTTTCGGTAGATGTGCCACGCAGGCCAAGGCCGAAAACATTCCAAAGGTTTTCGTCAATATCTTTTAGGTTTTCGATTTCCTGTACCTGGAATTTAGGTAAGAAGTGAAGGTTATTTAAGTATGTTGAATGTATTTTTTTATTTGCCGGGTCATCAGCAATGGGATAAACGTAACTATACTCATCCGCCGGATTCCAGTCTCCAAAAATAGTTTCCTTAGTTCTGATGGCTAACTGTATATACGACTGCTGACTTATTAATGGCATTTCATTAAGCCAAAGAATATCACGGCCCGGACCTTGTAGTTTGTCTGTTTGCTCTGCACCGAAAAATTCAATATAAGATTCCGTTTTAGGAAAGTGGATAATATTATCAGTTTTGTTATGGTTCTTTTCTCTGTACGTACCCCACGACTTCATAACATCTAAAACATCCTTCATTGCCCCACGCTTTAAGTGTGGTAGCGTTGGTGACGTTATTGTAATCTCTTTATGTTGCTGCATAGCAATAACATTCATTAACTGAGCCAGTGAGTAAGATTTACTTGAACGGCTGCTCCCCTCATTACCAATAAAACGATAAAGACCGCTGTCATAGGCGGCCTTATTAGCTTCAAAAACGGGGGTGTATTGTATTATGGTTTGGTTAGTAATCATCTTTAAAATTCAAGTTAGCGAATTCTTTGTAATGAATTTTAGCGGCAGCATCATACGCTCTAGCTGCATCTTCTTCTATTGTAAACCTGCCTAAATGCTTATACTTACCATTAATATTTATTTGCGCTTGCCACTTTGCCCTGTTAGTGCTTACGCAAACGCCTAAATACTTTGATTTGCCAAATGGTTTTCTATTTGCGCTGTTTTGTTGTGGGGTACACATCCTTAAGTTACAAAGCCTATTATCAAGAGTATTGCCGTTAATATGGTCAATAAGCAACCCTTCATACGGGCATTTAATAAACAATTTATGCATTAGTATGCTTTTAAACACTCCGCCACCAAGACTCTTATGAGTCCTGGCGTACCCATTTTTATTTTTTGTTACATGCCAATTCATTGTTTTTACTATACCAATAAATTCATCATCATAAAGCACAGTAAATTTATCGCCTTTTCTATTCGTTATTATTAATTCCATAATATAAAATTTCCCATCAAATCACAAAGGCAGTCCACTTCGCAGAAGATGCGTTGAGGCAATGTAAAATGATGGGTTGTTTTAAGTTTTTTAATTAGTGAACTGCGTATGCAATATACTAAATATCATTTACAATTACCCATTCTGGTATAGGTAAAATAAATTTTCCAATATATCCAGCCGACCTGCACTTATTCATGATGCTGTCGGCAAAATTCCATGACAGTATCAGTAAGTTATCCGACTGGCAGCGCATCATGTGTTCAATATCCACAATTGGGATGCAGGTACCAGGTGAAAACATCCCGATCTTTTCGGGTGTTTCATCTACAATATAC